CTGGGAGCGTTACCAAACAAATTGCCGCGAGCAGATTGGCTACCACGCGCCCCTGCCATAGCCCCTTTCGCGGCTGCCATGAAATGCTTCTCACCGCCTTCCATGATTTTCCGTCCCATTTCTTGGCGCATCGCAAATCCTTCCGGATCGGCTGCTTCTAATTCTTTGCGCCGCTGCTCGACAAACCGGACACCATACTCTTCCGACTGCTCCAGCATCGACTCACTGATTTTGCCAGCAGACTCGATGTAATAGTCCAGATTAGCACGGGACAAGTCGATGTCGCCAATGCCAGTAAAATCAACTGACGTAACTTGTGATCGACCGTCTGCGTCTTTGTACTCAACTATCCCCTTCTCACCGAGACGGGACAGTCGCTCCATCTTTTTCCGCGCTTCTAGTGTTTCAATGTCAGCCGCTGCTGACTCGCGTGCAGCGGCTCCGTAATCTGGTTCATCTGGACAAAAACAACCCATAATTAAAAAGTTTTTAGCATTAAGTTGGATGACCCCATGTTAATATAACCGAAACGATCCATCACCGGCAAAAACGGCGACTGATTGCTCACTGGTGCAAGCATCGCTTGACCACCACTTATTCTAACCATGTTCTCCAACACGTTAATTATCTGCAAACTATCCCGTGCCTTGCATTTTTTACTGTGGAACCATGTGTTCACGGGTGTCATTGTTCCAACATTAGCATAGCCAATAATATCTCCCGACTTCTCAAAAACGTGAGTCGGAGCAATTGCCAAATGCCTATCTTCAAGTGCTTCATTATTTAATTTAATGAACTCGTCTCTGTCTCTTACCGGCCTTACGACCGGCATGTTTTTCAGTGCTTCCATAAATAAAAATCTTACCCATGATCTTACTATCTCTTTTCGGCGTCCAGCCCCATAACAATCGCGCTGGCTTTGACACCACGCAGTTGCAGCTTGTTCTCCGCAGCCGACACTCGGTACTGCACCTCGTTAAACGTCCCTTTCGACACTGTGCTAAACGCTCTGCGAATCACCGCGTCATCACCAAATACAAACGGCAAAGAGTCTGGCAAAGTAACGCCAGTGCCTTCCGACGTGTCGATGCTGTACGGATTTAGCCGCTGCTCGCTGCTAGTGTCGTCACGCGTCTGGAATACATCCACGTTGGCGCGACTCTTGTTAAATTCAAACTCAGCGTTACGCCCGATCTTGTCGTTCATCTGGTCGCGAAACACAAATGCACGCGTCTTGATGTGGGACGGGTAAAAGCTGCCATCGTCTTTGTAAGTGCTGTCAGTCTCGTCGTCTTGCGACACATATTCCAGCCACTTCAACACCTTGCCGTCTGTTTGACCAAAGTGCAGACGTAGATCACCGGCAAACGCAGACTCGGCGTACACCGTTGGCGTCCAGTTCGTCCAGTAGCCAGTCCATGAACGGGTTACTGTATTAAAAACGAATGTGTGGTTTGGAGTATCTGAACCAATGGGAACCGACAACAGATAACGATTACCCCAGAACGTGCCGCACGCTGTGTGGGCTTTCGACCAGTTGATTTTCTCGATCCAATCGCGTATCGGCGTGCTGATCGGCTCCGGCTCAACAATGGTCTGCGCCCCGTTCATTATCTGGCCGATACTCATCACGCCAAATCGCGACAAGAAAAAACAATCTCCGCCGACTTGAGCCACTGTCCGGCGTGACACGCAGCCGAATCTATCGCTGATCTTTTTGATCTGCCAGTTAGCTGCAAGCAACAGCGACGGGTCTGTGTTAACGATGTATATGCTGCGCTCCTTAAAAACCAGGAGATTAAAATCGTGCCACGAATGCAGCGCACGTATTGGATCGCCACTGTGTCCACCGATCCGTATCTGGTTGGTGGTCGTGTTCCACGTTTCGCCGTCTAGTATGTCAGACGCCCATAACCCATCGTTTGGTTGTCCGGTTACCCCAAACCCAAACAAGCGGTTAGTGTGCGATGTTACGCTTGTGAACGCCAGACCGTGTTCACTTGGAACCGTGCTGTTCGCGTCGTTCGTGATCATTCGCATCACACTGCTTCCGTCAGTCACGAACATCTTGTCCACCAGTTGAACAAAATCCACTTGGTTAGTGGCGTGAACAGTGTTCTTTAAGCCCGTCAACTGCGTCCAACCAACGCCACCCACGTCGCAGCGGTACAAGTTGCCGCCAGTCGCGCTGACCAACCGCTCTACTATCTGCGTTGGGTTATCGAAGTACGACAGCCCTTGTATGTTCGTTGAGTGCGCTGTCGCTGGAAACTTTAACGTGCCTTTACGTGTGGCAACTGTGCCGAACGTGTCTACGTCTACGTTTTTGCCGTCGCTGAATTGGTTGGTGTTTAAGAGATTTGGACGCACGCCACTCACCTGACCACCAATAAACGAAATTGAATTGTCGAATACTAGCGGCTCATCAAGCAAGTTGGATGCGTAGCGTGGCATCAGTTAAAATCATTGTAGCCCCAAGTTGATTCCACATCCGGAACTAACTGTTGAATCCGCGCACTCTGGTGCTTTTCTATATCTCGCATCATTTGCAAGTGGGCTGCGGCTTCTTGCAGCTTCGCTTGGGCTTTTGCGTACTGCTGTAAATATTCAAGCGCATCAGCTTCTACAAACGCCACAAGTGTGTTGTCGATGCCGCTTAACATGGGACTGTCGTTGTCTCCCAGTTCTGTTACGTACAGCTTACCAAGCACCAGCAACGTCTTGGCGCTGTCCGGTATGCGTAACAGTTTGATCTGCGAGTATGTACCGCTTGGCCCAGTGGTTTTTGGCAGCACAATAAAGTCTGTCGGCGTTCCCGTCTCCGCAAGCAGCGCTGGGTTCATCTGGAACACCCGCTGATAATCCACCGGCGTAATCTCACGCTCATCCCAATACGCTGATACCGGAAAATCCATCGTTGTAGATAACGACACTGTGTCTGTTCCGGACGCAACTGTCTGGCTGACCGTCCCAAGCGACTCACGCCATAGCTCGGCGTTCCAGATCATTTCGTACCGACGATCCACGAACGTCTTGAAGACAGCTTGGCTGTCGTCGTCTGTGCTGTGGACTTTTTCGCCAACAAAATTTGCTATGTTAGATTTGGTCATCAGTAGTCAGCGGAAAAATAAACTGTCGATGAATTGGTAATCGGCTGGTAAACCGTCGTGGTAAGAGGGGCTGAAGACGACGGACTGTCTGCTCCAAGCGGTTGATGTCCGTTGGTCGTGGCTCGCCCGTAAACAAACCGCGAGTTTTGACTGCCGAAACTAACAATAGATTCATTGTCAATCCAAATTGGCGAGTAAGTGGCGTGCGTATAGTTAGTGTAAATCCACGAATTGCCGGTCACCATAAATCCCGTGTTGTGCCGGAACGCATTGCCTTCACCAGTGTAAGAATAGCCGGAGTAATTTCCCGCGCTTTGATTTACGGCAGTCGCTTTAACGATGTAACCATGCGTTTGCGTGTAATCGTGAGCAGCGTTTCTGCCAGCCGGATCGGGAACAGCTATTGTGTTGCCGGTAATGCTGACTCCCGTGCAGCCGTGTAGCTCAAACGCTCGTTGGTTCTGGTGGATTGTGTTCGCGCTAATCACACAACAAACCGGCAAGCGCAAATAAATCGCACATTCCCCAACAGCAAACGGGATGTAGTCAAACTCACCAGCCATGTCTTCCCCGCTGTAGTTGTCAATCCGGTTGTCGCAGATCGTGTGAAACAAACCGCCCATGCGGACACAAAACCGATTGTCCCACATCTGACTGCCGTCAACGCGACACCCCTTTCCAGTCGTTACCATTAACCCGACGTAGCACGCTTCAAACGTGCAGTTGCTCCAGTGTAAATTTTTGCCGTAAGAGCGTGTCAGACTATTGCTACCGTTGTTTAACATGCACCCGATCATCCCCTTCGTGGACATGCGCGGTGTTGTCTCGGTTATGTGGGTGTCTTTATCAAACGACCCATAGCCCTTGAAAATCAAATCAGTGTAACGAATGTTGTCGTGTTGGAAACCAGGAAGCCATAACCCGACGCTGTTATCCCGCACCAAACTGCTGAACTGAATGCCGCTAATCTCGCCGTCGTAATCGTGGACGCGGTTTTTGGATGCGCTTAAATTTTCGTCGCCGTCTTGTTCTGCTCCAGCCGGATTAAACCCCTGCGAGTATATGTCAACTGTTCCAACGTGCGTGTTCGATATGGTTCCAGATTCAACGTAGCCAGTAAGCGTTCCAGCATCGACGGCTGCGTCTGCCGTAACAACAAACACGCCGCTTGGAAACTTGATTCTAGTGTACGGATAAATGCGCGGGTGACTGGTAGCGACTGTTAACGTGGCTTGCTGGTAGAATTTCTCATTGTCAATTACGCCGGTTTGAAAATAACCAGACTCCAAAACATCGAGCGCACCGCCAGTAGCTGTTCCACTAGCACCCAGACTGTTTGTTGACGTGTAGCTGCTACCGCCTTCAAAGTGCAAAACGCTCGCTGAAATTGAACTGCCCCCATCATAGACAATTGATGTATCACCGTCATCGTAGCCAGAGCCGTTGTTTACCGCAAACGACGCGGACGTGGGAGTGCTTGCTTGTGTGGACGTGACTGTTGTCACTCCATTATACAAGCCAAGCGTCACTGTGGCGTGCGTGTAAAGTATATCGTCGCGAATCAGCATGATCGCGTGCATACCGTCACGACGCTTTGGCAGCTTGTAGTTAGTGTTGTCGTTGTAGTACTTCCACTTCTTTTCGTCCAACACACGCGCCAATGTGTGTGCCACGCCGCCTACCGTAATTGAATCGGTGTATCCAGATGATTTACGGATACCAGCGTTGTCGTACAGATCACCCGTGTAACGGATCGTCGTGTGTTTGCCGCCATCACCTTTAATGATAACCCGTGGTGGGGCAATTAAAGTTTTGTTAGTCTTATACCAGCCAGCCGGAAAATGCACCGTCACTGAACGCGCAGTGCCAGACTTAGTCAACTCCGTGTCGCTGCTGTCTTGCCCCAACAACCCGCCAGCCGATGTGTTTTCCGCTTTGCCGTATGTCGCTCTGGTTAACTGCCAAGCAACATCAAGCGCCTTCTGGCACGCTGCGAAGTCAATGGTGTCAAACAGTGACTCGACCCA